GCATCTAAATCAGACATGAATTGTTCATGTGTTTGACCTGCTTCCGCGGCCTGTGATTGTTGAGAAGCCACTGCTCCTGAGTAATCTGGTTGCCATCCACCATCACCAGTTGGTTCCGCTGCCGCCGCCGTTGTTGCCGCCGCTGTTGCCGCCGCTGTTGCCGCCGCTTCCGCTGTTGCCGCTTGAATCATTTTCTCGTGTGCCTTCTGTGCCTTAGCTCGTCTTTCTCGTTCCTCCTTTTTCCACTTAACGAATATCGTTCCAGAAGCAAATGAAGTTCCGGATGCTATTCCATCGGATATGTCAACATATACACCCTTACCACCTATAGACATTCCACTATATTGATTATGTCCCGCTGGATTCGTGTTATCCAAATCACTCTGAGACATGTTCGCATAAGCCTGTTTTTTAGCCGCCACGCCTGCTGCTGACCCAGAATATTCTCCTTGATAGGCTGAATAACTTTGAGCTATGTTATTCGCCTTTGTTTCAAAAGTCTTAGCCTGTTCATAGTTTTTATTTATATTATCCAGATTTAATCCCATGTCACGAGCTTTTTGTCTTCCCGCCTGCGTACTTTGCAGGTATTCATGTAGGGCTTTGTTCGCCTCCGCCACTCTAAGGGCTGACGTAGGATTCTCTTCAAATATGGCACCGAATTGCTTCTGTGCTTGCTTTGCAAACCATCCTTCCGCATCTTTTATATACTTTGTATTACCCATGTATTTATCGGGATTATTCTTAACACCTTTTATGAAAGCATTCCCTTTTAGCATATTCCAAACCATTGCTCCTGCTCCCCATAAGTTAACAGGGGGAGTTACCGGCATTTTCTTTCTGTAATCCGTTATATTTCCTACTACATCTCTATTAATACTACTTACATAATCTTCCGTGGATAAAAAGGGGGCATCCATAAAAGGTTCTTGACCCGCCATTACAATACCAAATTCATCCCCCGGCCCTTGATATTTTAATCTATTTCTATAATCTTCATAGGATTCACCTACAAGAGTAGTAAAATCAGTTTGGCCTTTATCTGTAATATCAGTCATTTGTCGGTCAAAAGTAGTTGTTTCTGAATAACTACCTTCAGGGATATACTCACCCGTAGTTGCATCTTTTCTAATTCCTCCGGCAGTCATGTACCGGCTACTACCAATAACTGTCGGGTCAACTAAAGATGAATTAAAATTAACATTTGTATAATTCGTTAACTCATTCATTAGTTGGGTGTCAGGCAAGTCAGTCGCTAATGGATTTACTTCCGTCTGACCCGCCACTAAACTAGTGGAAGCTTGTTCAGCAGGTATAAAACCTACTGGGTTTTCCATAGTATCTTCAGATACATCTGGTAAAGGGTCTTTAATTTGTAAAGTTGTTTGACCTGTTTTACTTAAATCTTCTGTTGCCATCTCTCCCTTTTTTATTTATTCTTTAAAATGTTATTAACGTCCGTTCTAAGGCGTTGTACCGTTTCCAGTGAAATTACTTTCCCCTGATTGCGGAACATTTCCAACTCCGATGTTGCCGCCACCAGTGCCTTGTGCATCGTCTGGATTTGCACCTGCAGGTACTCCTCCAACGCCGCCCATACCTCCGGGTTGTTGACCACCTTGGTCAGCTTGTGGGCCAGTTTCTTGTCCAACATTTAGTCCTCTCAATATCTCAGCAAAAATTGCCGCGTCATTCATGTCATTAACTAAACTATCGGGGTCTATGTCCTGTGCTATGGCCAGTTCCCTGATAAGGTTAGGTATCTTAATGAACGGTGCTAACATGGGGTTAGCAACTGTTTGTAGTAAAGTTGTAAGTCTTTGTGACCTAACTTCCTTCTGCATTACACTAGCCACTCCCCTAGGTTTAATCTCCAAGTCACCTACAATATCGGGGTTATCCATGTCAAATTGCATGTTCCATTGGAACATCGCTTCTCCCAGTGGTTTTAATAAAAAATCATCTATGTTTTTCATCACGGTTTTAGTAGATAAACCCGCGCCACTAAGTAACATTGATAGTCCTGCCGCAGTACGACCTGTACCTGAGACACCCGTTTGTCCATGCATGACAGACGGTATTCCTGTTTCTTCATCAGCCAGTTGCCTAGCTTGTAAATACATCTGTAAATTTTCCGGTGCCGTATTAGGAAATTTCAATCCATTGATAGCCGTTCCCGTGACACCCGATTGTCTTCTAAAAATCTTTCCGGGGAATATGTCCATATTCTGTCCCGGCACCAGTGACGCTTCATCCACGTCAAAAACTAAGTTACCCGCTAATGCTAAATTATCTATGGCCATTCTTACATGCCCGTTCATAAGTAACTGTGCGTCTTCCATATTTTCCGGCACACCAATACCAAATAATTGATAAGGATTTATTTCATAAGGAAAAGTACAGAAAGGCAGTCTTTGTGGTGTAAATGGATTTAAAACTATGCGAAGTGTTTTTCCATTGCACACCCAAGCGTTAATCTGAATTTGGTCAAGCTCATTAGACCTTTCGGGTAAATTCATCTCTATTTGAGATGCAGTTTTATAGTCTAGGACTCCCCAGTACTCTAAAACTTCATATCTGTCTGAAGTCACACCCTCACCATAATTTTGCTTATCATAGGTTTGAATTATGTCTTCATAATATTCCGTATTATAATTTCCACCCATCGCCAAGCATTCGGAAATGGCCTCTTCATCAAACAGCGGCATGTTAATTAAATCACGTAATTGAGAACGAGTAAATTTATGTCGTTGAATTACATAATCACAATCATCCAAACTTGTAGCCGCGGGGTCAGGAAAGAAATCCCAACAGGATACTCCCTCTATTTTAGGTACGAGCTTACTATAAGGTTCATATGTCTTTTCCTCATTTTCACTAGACCATTTATGAATAGTTTTATTATAACTTAAAGGGCCTTTAATAATTCCTGTTCCCAGTAAAACTGATTCAAATATGGAATGACGCAATACATTAACCCCGTTATTTTCCAATAATTGGTCATGCATAAGTTTTTCCATTCGCCTTGCCGTTTCTTGGGCGGGACTTATTTGTGGGCCACCATGCCTGCTTCTTCCTTCCAATAGAGTCGCACCTTCATATTCTGGGGCAATTCCGCCGAGTTTAGTATCAGGGGCTGTTGCTTGTAACGCACCCGGTTCCAGAGTTTTTCCGTCTCCCTCAAATCCATAAGGGGATTGAATTTGCTCTTCTCCCGGTGCCGCCAAGTGTACTTGACTTGAAATTCCTTCAGGTACGGGTGTTGATTCTACTGATATGGGAAACTTTTTATTTGCGAATAAGATATCTACAATCTGTCCATAAGCGGCTAAAGTTTTAGTTTTTGTTATCTTAATGAAAACTTTACTTTTTTCGCTATCTCTGAATGATGTTGTGCTGTCATAGACACCACGATAATTCTTATATGCCCGCAACCATCTTGATTCATGCGTAGTTCGAGACGTTTTAGCCTCGTTGTACTTGCCTTGTATAAATCCTACAATGCTAGGCGCATCTTCAGACGGTACAGCAGACGCAGCATCAGTTGATTGTTTTACGTCTTCTTGTGCCATAATTTCCTTAAAAATTAATCGTTGCTATTGCCATTCAATGGCTTTTCTTTATCCGCATTCATAATTTTAGAACTTAGCTTTTCACTTTTCTTACTTGGAACAGCTTGGATGAATTCTTTAGGCTGTCCTGTTCCGCCGTGCGCGTCAAAATCTTTTTTGGAGCGTGTCAGTGGAGCATCAGGTCTATTCCATTTTTCCTTGTCCTGTTTCCAAATATAAGCTTTACCATAGTTATAATCATCTTGTGGCATAATTTTCTCCTTTTTTTATATAAGTTTGGGTTTTCGTATTGGTTGACTGTAGACTTTACCTCCTACAGCGTAAGGTTTTCTTTTTTTTGATGAAACTTCGCCACCTTTTTTATATACTTGCTGACTAAGTTTTTCAGCAGAAGGAAACATGGGATGCTCTCCTGCCATTATTTGTTCATATTCTTTTTTCATACGTTTAACTTCAAATGGAATACCTATCACAGGTAATTTTTTTAATATCCCTTTTCCAATAGTTGTAGCAACTTTTCTAATAGTTTTAGGTTTCGCTATACTATCAGCCGCCTTGAATAAATTTGCTAGAGTTTGTTGTGATTCAGTTAGTGCTTGTTGTTTTTTAGGTATTTTAACTTTTTCTACTTTTTCTTTTTTTATTTGTTTTTCTGTTGGTTCTACTTTTTTTAATTCCTGTTTTGCAACAGGCTCACCAAAAATCATGCTAGTAGAAAGGGGTACAGGTTTTGGTTTAGCAGCCGTACTAAGTTTTCCTTTAGAATATGTTTTTATGCCCTCATCAAATGCATTTGAAATTTTCTTTTCTATTTTTGATTTATAAGCACTTTTTTTTATATCCTCATCAAGTAATACATTTTTCTTTGGCCTATGACTGAAAAGCATATCCTTATAGTATGAATAGTCAGCCTTGGTTAATTGTCCCTCCGCAAATGCAATTTTTAATTCAGCGGTTGTATCATAATAACTGTTACGAGTAGCATACCAGACTAGCTGCCGCCAAACGGAAGATTTATCTCCGCCCCAATCTATTGTCGTGCCTAACTTACTAGTCATGTTTAATATCCAAAAACTGTGTCACTTGGTTCATACTGCACTTTATTCTTTATCTTGTTTAACGCCGTGTTAAGCGTTGGTTGATTTGACTGCCGCGTCATAATCATGTACCGCAATGCGTCATAAGCGTGGTCATCCGCCTTCGTGTCCACATCCTCCGGATTAGTCTTGGAAGTGGGTATGCTCGCCAAAGTTCTAATCAAGTTAGTGCACGTACTGAATATTTTCAGTCTCGGTTCCACTGTCACGGGGTTCATCGCCAGTCGCCTGTGAACTTCCACTTTTCCTGACACCCTGTCCCTGTCAGCCGGAATCCAACGAACACCATTCCTGAACATCGTCTCCGCTATGCTCGGGCCTACTCCTGTTTTATTCCAGCAACTCGTATCGAGTACTGATAAGAACATCTCCGGGTCGTTTCTTTCCATCTCCAGTATGAGACGGGCCAGTACGTCACCCGTGTATCCCGAATTATAAAGTTCCCTATAGATGAAAATATTTCCATCAAAATCCAAGCAACCCCATAAAATACAAGATGGAGAGGCGTATCCGTAGTCACCGGAACGCATTCGCTGCCATCCCACGGGAACCTCAAAAGGCTCCACTACATGGGTGGAACGCATGAACTCTGGAAAAGCCGCGCCTTCCGCAACTTCCCAATCACCGTCCAGTAATCGTTTTCTTTCCACTTCAGGCAGGGAACGAAGCATCGCTTCATACTGCCCATCCCTCATCAGATAAGGGTTGTCCGTCAGTCTCGCGGGAATGAACTTTCGTTGATAAAGCGGCTCTCCCGCCTTTTCATGTCGTTCAGGCCATCTGTATATCTCACCGGATTCCATGTCCCTAGCCGCAAACGTTTCGTGTGGGGGTACGGGGTCAATATACATTTTTTTCACCCACCATCCACCGACACCGCCGGGATTGGCCGTACACCTCATATAAGGTTTTATTTCTTCGTTTGTCGTTCTCAGTCGTGAACGCAGGTACTCCCAAACATAAGGCGTGGGATAATGCGTTATTTCATCTATTCCTATCCAGTTAAAGGACTGACCTTGATATCTTGTCACATCCTTGTCCCTGTCGAGATAAGAAAACCAAGCGGTGGCTCCACTAGGAAAAATCCACATGGATTTCGATTCCTTAAATACCGCTCCCGGAAATGCTTTCGGGTATAATTGCTTGCTTTTATCTATCAGTTCTGTTAATTCATCGAGAGTTCGTCTAATCAACAGTGCCCGATGGTCGGGTAAATGAGCGTACCTAAGTAAATCAGCCAGTAGAGCGTATGATTTTCCACCGCCTGCCGCGCCTCCATATAGAACATCACGTTCCGGGGAGGCTAAAAAGTCCGTTTGTGGCCCAATATTGGGTCTGAATACGATATTTTCCTGCTCCAAGTGCTCTTTCAGCACTTTTGGTGCCACTTTTATGTCATCCTCGGTTAAAGCGGCTGGATTTTGTCCTGTGAGGGTTCCTTCTATCTTTTTTAGTCCCTTTTCAATGAACCTGACCTTGTCCCGTTGTTTTTTTACCTGTTTTACCTTGTTTTCAGCCGTCCTCTTAGCTTGGCGTAGCTTCTTCTGAGCCGCTTTCCTAAGTTTCGTAGAAACGCTGAAATTATACTGTCTTTTAGGCTTAGGAGGTGGTACTTCATTCACTTAGTTTTTCCACCCTTTTTATAGGTTTTAATTTTTCCGCCCTTTTTATTAGGCTTACCATTCTTTCCTCCGAATAACTTCATTCCTAACGGGGATAACCTATATCCACCTTTAACTTTTACAATCAATCCTTTTTTTAGTAAACTCTTTAAATTCTTATCAAGTTCAATTTCTTTTATTTTTGGTTCTTTAATATTACCGCCCATTCTTCTCTCCTAAGACTTTTTTTCGTAGCCCTTGGGCTGATATGCTACGCCCTGTCGTGGCTGATAGCCAAGTAGCAACTTCCCGATAAGAGCAAG